CGATAGCGTCACTCTTAAGGCCGCCATCCTTCAACGGATTCGTCATTCACTCCGCTCATCGCAGAAAATCACCCACGCGTATGACGACAGGCAAGATGTCGTTGACATGTACATCTCTGAAGGCATCGCTAGCGCCATGGTACTGGACGTAAACGGCTTGCACCCGCCTGGCCCTAAAAGCAAGGTCGTCGGTGAGCCGACATCAGAGCGTGAGTGGCCTATGAACGCCGCCGATGCGCTGCTCATGGACGCGATCTGCGAGCTTCCGAATCAGAACCAGAACGCAGGAGATATACTGGAAGCTGCCGGCAAGACATTCCGTGAACGCAACGCCGTATACAAGGACAATGCATCGAAGGTCGGTCAAGTCATGGCCGTACTCTTTCCGAACGGCGTGCAGCTGAAAACGGCAGAAGACCACAAAATGTATCACTTGTTTGAGCTTATAATAGTCAAACTGACTCGTTTCACAAACAGCGGCCTGCAGCACCAAGACTCGGTTCACGATCTTGCCGTATACGCGGCGATGTGCGAGGTGCTAGTTGGAACCCACTCAATCAACTTTGAAGGCAACAAATGAAACAACTCAACATCGTGGTGACTGGCGCGGCATCGGGCTTGGGCGCGGCTTTGGAATCCGCCCTTGGTGTTGACCACGTGGTGTGGCGCGTCGATAAAAAACTTGGTGATGATGTGACAAAGCCGCACCTGATGCATTGGCTTGAGACTGTCGCTGAGGTCGATGTCCTGATCAACTGCGCCGGGATAAACTCCAATCAGTGGTTCCACGAGGTCACCGAAGCGGAATTCAATCAAGTAATGGCAGTGAATGCCTATGCTATCGTCGGAATGACCCAGGCGCTTTTGCCGCAACTCACAAAGTCCAAAGGCATCATCATCAACATCGTATCCAATGCCGCTCACATTCCGATGACGTCAAGCCTGGCATACAACGCATCCAAGGCTGCGGCCTTGATGATCACTCGCCAGATGGCTCACGAACTCACGCCAAAGCACGGCATCACAGTCTTCAGCGTATCGCCGAACAAGCTGGCCGGAACCGAGATGTCCAAGGCGATTGAAGCCAATGTCTGCCAGGTGCGCGGATGGACGCCTGAGTACGCTGCCGAGTACCAAAAAAAGGCGTTAATGCACGGCTTGGAGACTCCACCGGAAGCCGTTGCCGAAATGATCGCGCATTTGATCAATTCCGGCGCTGCAAAATTTATGTCTGGATGTGACGTGCCTGTCGGCAAGTGAGTAGGATTAGCGTCAGGTGCCGGAATTATCGGTGCCAAGCCCGTAGAGTTCTGCCGAAGCACCCTGACGAGTATTTCAAGTTTGACCGCAAGAATGGCTACTTTGTCAACAAGGCACCGATATGCGGATGCGGCAGGAACGACTACCGAGTGGACAAGTGGCGCAACTTGAATGAGCTTGGAGTCGCAGGCTGCTTGTGCGCCGGATATGTGCACTTGACGCACCGCATATGGCCCCATAGAATGGGGTTGAAGTATTGTTGGTATCGGCCTGACGGCTCCCAGCGTTTTGAAGGCGATAGTGATTTTCACGATTCGCAAATGGAAGAGTATTCACACAACCAACGAAAGGAAATATAATGCTTCGTCAACCACCAAAATTCCGAATCGAACAACTGGCACTTTGCCCGACCGATCCGAACCGTGCGCGCCAACTCTTGGCCGATCTAGGCCTAGATCGGTGGTTTTTCGATGATGTTCACGCAACTGGCGTCGTTCGCGGCGTTCATGGCGAGAATCACGCGTTGCTGCAGTTCAACTATCAGGGACAAACGGATGGCCAGTACGGGCCGGATCACCTGGCAATCAAGCCTCTTGAGCTTGAAATCCTGCACTACTCCACCGGCCACAATTGGATGGCAAAATCGCCGAACACGGTTAGTCATATCGGCATGCACTGCACCGAGAATGAGCTTGACAAATTCCGCGAATATTTTTCGTACCACGGCATTGGCATCGCGCAAGAAGTCGATACACTGGCCCATACCAATCCAGCCATTAAGGACACGCGCCGGTATCACTACGCGATTTTCGACACACGCGAAATCCTAGGCGTCGATCTGAAGTTCATCGTGCGGCAAGATGCTGTCGCACCGGAGCAGCCAAAGGCCGATGAAAGTTGCTGGCCGAAACAGCCCAAGAAGGTCAAGAAAGTAAAGGCCATTCACAAGGCCAAGTGCACGGTAAAATAGCAGTCTCCGTGATGGGAGATAGTCGGCGCTGGCAGACCGCCTAAGTCTGCCGCCACTAGAATTTTCAGAATAGGAACGTCACATGCTATTTGCCGTATACGACACGGAAACCACAGGACTGCCGTTTCACTTTCGCTCTGACATATCGAAACAACCGCGCATTATTGAATTTGCCGGCATCATCACCGATGGCAAAGAGATTATCGATCAAATCGAGTTCATCTGCAACCCAGGCATCGCCATAGAAGAGATTATCACCAAAATAACCGGATTGACAAATCAGGATTTGGAAGATAAGCCGGACTTCACAACCTTCTTGCCGCAGCTACGGGAATACTTCGCCAAGGCCGATGCAGCCGTGGCGCACAACCTGAGCTTCGACAAATCAATGCTGCAATACGACTTGGCGCGGCGCGGCTTTTCGCTGAAGGATGTCAGCTGGCCAAGCCTGCAGTTTTGCACCGTTGAGCAAACCGCGCCACAGTTCGGTCGTCGCATGAAGTTGATCGAATTGTATCGCCACTATGTCGGCGAATATGAGCAGAAGCACAGAGCGCTTGATGACGTGATGAGGCTGCACGCGGTTTGCCAGAGAATCGACCTTTACGGATCAGTCCAGTCTGTTTGGGGAGTCGCGCAATGACTTTCCCACAACTTCGCGTCAGGACAGGCTATTCATTCCGTAACGCCTACGGACGGATGCCGGAAATAATGGCCAGGCTGGCCTCTCTTGAATGTAAGGTGGCCGGTATTGTCGATTCCGCTACTTGGGGTCACGTTCGCTTTGAACAAGCCTCTATCAAGGCGGAAATCGCGCCGTTGTTCGGCATGGAAATACCAATCATAAGCCGTGACAGCGACGGTGGGCCATCGAAAACGAAGCCGTGCGCTTGGATTCTCGCAGAAGACACAGGCAAGTTTTACAACGCCACTTCAAAGTCAGTTCAAAACAAGGGGCTTACGCCTGACCAATTTGGCACTCTTCCTGGAGTCATAAGATTTGCGGGCGCGGCAGGGAACGAGCTTGGCGCTGGCGATTACGACTACATCGACATAAACCCGTCAAGCCTTCTGTACGCAAGCAATAGCGTCAAACGTCACCGTTTGAACGGCAAGCCGATTGCGGTAACAGGCTACAACGACATGCCGCGCCAAGAAGACCAGACGTTTGCTTATGCCTGGGAAGTCCGTGATTCAGTCGGCCTGCGCCATATCGCGCCGGAGGCAGAGTTATGGGAGCACCTAAAGCTTGTGATGACCCGTAAAGAGTTTGACTCAGGCGTAAAGAATGCCCACGAAATCGCAGCGCGACTGTCCGGCATCAAGTTGAAGAAAGCGCCGTTAATCAACCTAGCAGGCGGCATTGTGGCCTTGTGCCGTGAAGGTCAAAGATCGCGTCTAGATCGCGGTCACATCGCCAGCTGGACGCAGGAGTATGAAGATCGCCTTGTGGAAGAGATTAAACAGATTCAGCTGAAGGATTTCGATTCATACTTTTTGGTTGTGGCCGACCTTGTGAGGTTTGCCAAGACCAAGATGCTTGTCGGGCCTGCTCGTGGATCGTCGGCAGGGTCACTTGCCTGCTACTTGATGGAAATTACTGAGGTTGATCCAATCCCGCACGATTTGCTTTTCCAACGATTCATCGACATCTCCAGAAGTGACTTGCCAGATATCGATATTGACTTTGCCGACACCAAGCGCCACCTTGTTTTTGAATACCTGCAAGAAAAGTACAACGCGGCGTGCGTCGCCAAATTGGGGAACATCAACACGCTCAAAGCCGCGTCAGTGATGGCGCAGGTGGGCAAGAAGTTCGGCCTGCCGATCAACGAGACTTTCCAAGTCCGCAACGCACTCATCGAGTATAGCTCTGGTGACGCCCGGTATGGAAAAGGGCTGCAGGACACTTTTGACAACACCGGGCCTGGGCAGTCATTCAAAGAGCGGTTTCCAATTGCCGCAGAGTGTATGGGCGATCTTGAGATTCATCCGAGCCACACCGGCGTCCACGCAGCAGGGATTCTCGTTTGTAACGATCCGATATCTGACTACTGCACGGTGAATGAAGAAG